TGCGCGGGAAATAGCCATTTAATATGCTCCTTATACGCCAGTGGCGTTGTAATACCGGTGCACACCAAAGTTCCACTTCACGATCACTTCCGTGTAAGAACCGGGGAAACCAGCAAATGCTGTCTCAGGTACAACATCGATAATACGAACCGGCAGGGTGGTCGTGGTGTTAGACGCATTGTTAATGGCTACACCAGAGTTACCTGTGGTCGTAGAACCGGAGTTCTGAACCAAAGCAGCGTTACGATTGACATCAGTGCGACCTAAGTAGCTGATAGTCGTTGTACCAGTAGCACACACTGCGGCTTTGAACAAAGCGTCCGGGTCATCCTGCACGTATGCAGTCATCGTGGAGTTTGTTAAGCCACCGGGGTAATACTGACGGAAGGTCAGACCAAATGTCGGATCGACATAGGAGCAAACACCTGACCGCCGATCAAATTGATCGGAATAAGCCCGTAAGGGCCTGATACGGTGGGATATGCCATTTTTTAACCTCGTTAAAAAGTTTATTTACCTTTACCAAACGACGTTTTGGAAGAACGCTCTTTAAAGAGCGGCATCCTCGGGTCGTTCTCTTTCATAAACGTGTTGTCTACAGCATCCATATTGTCTTTTGTGGCCTTAGCGTAGTACCGCTTACGCTGTTCCATAAACTCAGTAGGGATCTTGCAGAGTAACAATCCAGCAACCTCAATGTTGTCCTTAAAGCGGCTATTAGGGTCAGTTAACATCTGGAATTTAGGTTGTTCTTCCATACGTACTGGTTCCCACCCTTCACGCATCTTGGCAGATGTGTTCTTAGGGTCAGCCTGCCCTTGAGAGGCAACACGAATCCAACGATATGAGTATCCCGGCTGTTTATCCGGCTCCGGTAATGCGGAAGCGGGCATCCAAGCTTTGGGGCGCTCTACGGTGGATCTACTTTCAAACTCACGCTGTAATCTGTTTTCAGCCATTTTAGTTCTCCAATTTCAAAAATTCTTTAGCATACTGCTCGGGAGTGATCCCTAACCGTTTCACAACGTCAAGTTGCGACTGCTTAAGTTTGACTCTTTTGGGAGCCGTACTTCTTGAAGCCGGAGCAACTACTGGCGCAGATTTGGGGCGCGTTTGCTGAGGTTTTTGGTCCTCAATTTCTTCTTCTCCATCTACATCTTTGAAGTAGTCTGGAAAAGAACGCCGTACTGCTTTGTCAATACGACGAAAATATTCTTCAGTGCCATTAAATTTCTGCCCAAACTCGTCAAGCAGTTCTTCATGTACACCATAAGCAAAACTGGACATTGCCTTATGTCTGGGGCTGCCAAACCAAGGATTCTTCTCAAGCCACTCTGCGGTTTTTGGCTCCAGCGGAGCGGCTTCAGGTTTACTTTGAGGGATTTGTACTTCTTTTTCAGGCGTTTGTAAAGTAGGTTTGAAGTCATTTGCCTGTTTTAATGAAAAAGTAGCCTCAGTAATCTTTACCTGTGCAGCGGCTAAAGCCTCTCCATCGCCAGCGTCATACGCGGCTTTGTACTCAGCTTTTGCCATCTCCAGTGCCCGGGAGGCGGCGTCCTTGGCTGTATCGGCATAGATTTTCTCGCCTTCAGTCAGCCTAGATTTAAGCCGTTTGTTCTCCTCGATAGCCTGTCTGGCTACGGTTAGGGCCTCCTCACGCTCGCGGGCGGCTCGTTCTTTCTCCCTCCGCTCATCGTGATAGACCTTCTTCATCTGTTTGAGCTTGGACTTGACCTCTTCGTCATATTTGTCCAACTCGTCTTGGTCTAGCTTATCGACCAACTCCTTGGGCATAGGCTGGCGACCACGATCCTCTTCAGGCGTATCGTCCTCAACCTCAATATCTACTTGAGATTTAGCCTCTACCTCTTTTTCTACGGGTTTACCCTTATTAGGAACAAACCCTTCGTCTACATCTACTTCATATTCGTACTTTTCTTCAGCCATTTTGGGGCTCCTTATTTACGTGAAATACCGCGTGGATCCTCGACTACCCCCTCAACGGAGTCATCGTTGATGATCCTGAACTCTCGACCATGGATCTTTAACCGTGTACCTGCATGGGGGCGCACGAGAATAAAATCCCCTTCCTTACACCAAGGCCCTGATGGGAACCTTGCGGCGTCCTTATAGCAATCTGGGCCCATCTTTACGACAAAAAGAACCGTTGTGAGGAGTTCTTCGTGCTGGAGAGTCAGGTCAGACTTAATAATTCCGCTTTCGTACTGCTCCTCTATATTAGGAATTCCGCACAAAATGCGATATCCAGAGGGGTCCGGTAACTGCTTGGCTTTGCGTTCGTCTGTATCTGGCAGAGTACTTACTTCACCGTCTTCCGTTGCGATAGCAAGCTCAGTCATCGTTTTGTTCCATCCTTTCTTTCGTTTCTATAAGAATATTATTTGCGATTAGTAATCCGCGATAGATTCCGCAGCCATATTGGTAGGCCCCGAAATCCTTAGCGTTACCTAGGACGGTGTCCTGCTCTATTACCCTCATTTCCTCTCGTATCTTGTCTGAAAGATACTTGAGAATGTCATTGCTCATTTACTCTCCTTTTTAGGTTGTTTAGATTCTTTTAATACTTGCCCCATTTGTAGGCCAAGTTTTATACCCTCTGCCTGATCTTTAGAAGCCTTTTCGTCTTTAGCCCGGGCTATTTGAGTCCCGAGTTTGGCTCCTTCTATCTCAGCCTGAGTGGCAATCCGTAGCTTCTCAAGTTCTAGTTGATCGGCCTTAGCGGCTGCGTCCATAACGTCTTTTTGTGCTTTACGCTGGACTTCTGCCTGTTTGATCTGTAGCTCCTGCATCTGGATCTGGGTAAGCGGGTTCTGTGCCTCAGCGGCGGCCTGCTGTTGAGCGGCTTCTGCCTGATCTTTCTGTAGAAGTTTGGCTGCGCCCCTAGCTGCCAAGCGAGAGATAGCCAACTCGTACTCTTCCGGCAAATCTTGGTCTGGCGGGGGCAGTTCTGTACCTATTTGCTCCTCTATCTCCTTGCGGTATTGGAATGCAACGTGCTCTTGTATGTGAGCCATCGCTGCCGCCTGAATCTGCCCAGCCATCGGGTTCTGACCAATCAACTGTGCTATTTTCGGGTCCTGCATAGCCATCATATGGACAGCGATGTGTGCCTCGTGGTCTTGGTAGATAAACGCCTTGACTGGCTTGCCATTAAGGACAGCCATGTTCTCAGATATCGGATCACGCGGTTTCTGGTCTTCCGGCATCGGAATTAGTTTCTCGGCGTTCTTAATACCCAGCACCTCTAGCATCTGCCTGTGGAGCATCGGGAGGTCATAGATCTGGGGAGACTGCTGAGCCAACTGCATAACGGCTTGGTACTGAACCACCTTTTGCGACATCGTGGCAGCGTTGGGGTCTGACACGGGAATTACATCCACTTGGTCATAGTCCGACTGTTTTACGCTTCTGGTGCCCTCTACCGGCTCATATGAGTAGTCCTCGGGGGTGTAGTCACGAATGATGATCTTGAGGAGCTTGAACTCCTGCTTCATGCTGTAGTGAATCCGTGCTTGCACTGCCGACATCACTTTGAGCATACGCTCTAATATAGCCAGCGTTGTACCTACCGGTGACTGAGACGACATATCACTAACCTTAAGGTCAGCAATCGCTGCGAACCGGCGACCATCATCAATGATCTGATTTAACAACCCGGATAAAACTTGGCTTGGCTCCTTATATGGGAGCGTCATGATGTTGTCTTTAATAGTACCGCTCGGTACGTCTACGTCTCTAAACTCTGCTGGAGAGATTGGCGTGTCATCACCTTTGACTCGTAGTCCTCGGGTTTTAAAACCTCCCGGTAGGTTAGACAAAGTACCAGCATCAACAAGCTGTCGAAGAATCGAAGTACCAGACTTAGCAAAAGAGCCAATGAGGTGAATAAGACCAAAATGATAAAACCCAAATGCTGGTATGTATCCGTAGTGTACGAAGTGCTGGCGTTTAGTCCTTAGATCATCATCGGGGTTCCAATTGCGACGGATTGCTAGAATCTCTTGCGTATCTTTATCAATCGTTATCACATACGGCAGAGCTATTTCAGTAGGCTCTCCATCCTCATCTACGTCTGCGTACTTATCATCTTCAATTACTAAATCCGCGTGTATCTCAAGGATCTTGTATCTATCATCGCTGGTGGCTTGAAAGCCCATCTTTTCAGCAATTTTCTTTTCTACTTCATCTAGTGAACTCTGTGGTTCTGGTAAATCAATATCTTTGTAAAACCCAGCAACCATGAGCTTCTTCAGCTCATTTTTAGTCTTACGCATTACGTGTGTCACACGTTCTGCTGTCTCTAAACTAGAGGCGCCGTAGGGCACAATAATATCTTCAGCAGGGACAAATATAGATACCTGCCGCTCTAGCGATGGGTCATAGTAGACTTTCTTAAACGCGTTGCCCGCTAAGCCCAAACCCCACAACATTCTCTCATGCTCTGGGCGATACTCAACCATACGCTCAGTTAGTTGATAGTTCATGTCGTCGCGCACGCGAACAGATGCCTCTTTCTTTTCTGGAGTCTCTTTACCGATGATCTGAGTTTTCACCGGCCCCATCGCAGGGAATGTCTCCATAATTGTCTCGGACTGAAACTTCACCAGCGCCTCAGATAGTAGGGGGTGAACAATCCCACATGCCCCGGGCCATGGCTCTGTCCTATCTTCAATCTTCATACCTAGAAGCTCTAAGCCATCTACGTATGTCTGCATCCAATCTTTACGAGAGTCAATATCGGACTGAACATCACCTAACAGATCTCCTGCTAGTTCAGTTAGCTGCCCCTCATCCATATCTTCGGCAAGGTTCGCATTAAAGTCTTCTGCTTCTTCGCCCTTCTCAATCTCCAGTATCGGCATACCATCGACACCGATGCGGACAGCTTCTGGATCTTCAATCTCAATTTCTATTTCAGGGCCTTCCTGAACCATCATCCCTTCGTCCAGTCCTATAGGAGCTTGGTTGAGTGCTTTATCAATAGCCATGTTCTATCCTTAGTAGTAGACGTTCTGCTTACGTCTATAATATATTTCGTCATCAGGCTCGTCCGTCGGTAGACGCAGGAACCCACCATTTCTAAATCTCAAAAGGGCCTGAGTTGTTGAGTCCACCAAGTCATCGTTTGCCCCAGATGGAAAGTCGTTGCACTCCTCAATAACATCTTTTGCCCACCGCCTGTCAGGTGCCCAGACTATCCCAGACGAAAACAAATCGGACACAGCGTTGACCCTTGCAATCTTATCCTGCCCCTTGCCCGGCGTAAATTCTGAAACCGGCACGCCCATGCGTCGCAACTCTTGATAAAGCGCTGACCCGTTGGACTTTTTCTCCACTATAAACGCATCTGGCTCCCACTCTTTGTACTCCTCAAGCACCATGGTCTTTAGTTCAGGGAACTCCATGCGCTTTTTTACAGAATTGAGCAATATGATGTTATAGACGTTCGTTTCTTCGTTCTGAAAGACGCCCCACGTAGTCAAGGCGTTGTAGTCCGCCCGATTGTTGGCTTCTTGAGCCGCGTCAAGGCTCATAATCACGAACTCGCACTCTGGTGGGCTCTCTTTATCCCAGATCTGCCACCACTCCCTCTTAATTAGTGCTCCCTCTTCAGCCGTCGGGTCCTGCATATACTGGGCCTGCCAGTACCGGGGGTCCATTCCAACCTTTTTGGCCTCCAACTCCTCTACAGGCCAGAACTCAGGCCAAAGTGCCTTCCCACTAGGTAGGATGGCTGGAAACTCCACCACCTCCCATTGGTCTGCGTCCTCATTTTTGAGCATGTGGTTCACAATCTGCGCGGTCAGGTCAAGCTTTGACCACCTTGTCATCACCACGATTATGGCGCCACCCGGCATTAGACGCTGGATCGGTCCTGACTGGAACCACTCCCATGCTGGCAGGAACACCTCGGGTCGCATTTGCTTAGCTTCCTGCTCTGAGTGTGGATCATCGATAATAAACAGATCGGCACCACGACCAGCCAGAGCGCCACCGACACCAATAGCAAAATACTCGCCTTTAAAATTTGTTCCCCAACGTGACGCCGACTTAGAGTCTTGCTGGAGCTCAATCTGAGGAAAGATGTCTTTATATTTCTCATCTGCCACCAAGTTACGCACCCTACGACCAAAGTCAACCGCCAGATCTGCCGTATGAGAGGCCATAATGACCTTCTTATGAGGGTATTTACCTAGAAACCACGCGGGTGCGAGGTAGGAAATCAGTTCAGATTTACCGTGACGGGGGGCAATATTGACAATAACCCGCTTTTTCTTGCCTGCAGCTATTTCTTCAAAGATATTAGCCAGTCTGCGGTGGTGTGGGCCTACTTTATAGCCCGGATATACGTGATCTGCGAAGGATAAAAGGTCCGTTTGACCTATTTTCTTGACTTGTTCTGCCTCATAACGGCTAATTTCTTCTAGAGCCTCCAACTTTTCGTTGTGGCTAAGCAGACTAATATGGGTTTTTAAGAACTTAAGCCGCTCGGGTGTCAGCATCTATTGCCTCTACGTCGATTACGTCCCGTTTTTTCCCTTTTTCAGCCAATCTTTCGAGTCTTTCTAACTTCTCAAGTAGAGATTTCTCGACTTCTTCGCTTGTTTTGTGAGCAACGGTGACTTCTGTGCGCTTTTTGAACGCATCAACACCGTCGATCTCTCCCAGCGCTTTGACTGCGGGGAGTGCAAATTTGGGATCGGGGTT